ATATGGGTAAATAAGAACATTGGATTCGATAAAGATAAAGTAATCATACCTCAATATCAATTATCAATCTAGTATTTTTAATATCTTTCCTGTTGACTTATCTACTCTTGCCTTCTTCATTCTGTAATTCGTCTCTTTTGATTGCACAAATCGTATCTCAACATTAGCTGTACCATTCTCAGTTTTAACATTCTCTGGTTCATATCTCGCATGAGCAATACTATTTATATAGGCAAATGTTATAGCAAATATAGTATCATCATAATCGTATCGTGGATCGGCTGCCTGATACCTCGTTTGCCTATGGCTAGTCTGACTCTTTAAGTCTTTCTCCACAAAGGTCTTTAACTGTTCCCATAACCAAGGAACATCAATATTGTTAGAATAAGCCTCAAGCATCTCCTCCAACTTAGCCATTATCCTAGGTGCTGTATTAGCTTTATTGGATATACCAAACCATTTCCCTCCATGCGTATGGAAGTACTCTGGCAGCTGTGCGTTAGCAGTAAACTTAGTCTTAAATCCATGCATCTCCTGGAAATCCACATGCATATCCCCAATGTTATTCTCCACTAACTCCTTAACACCACCTCTTCCTATCTGATCATAGTACAAACTCTGCAATAGAACCTGTAGATATGTTTGCTTAAACTTCCTATCTCTGTGGAAGACTACAGATGATACAGAATTCGTCAATGAATCCCATATAGCACTACACATCATAGAGTGTCCTGTCTCAGAGTTGATGGGGTCAGTCCCTTGATACCACCTATTCTTCCATTTCTCCCCTGTCGGAGGGTGATGAATGATTACAGCAGAGGTAGATACATCTTCCCTAGCACCTGTTGACACCCATTTAGCCCCTACAATCTTATATTCAGTCAATAAATCAGGTGTAGGCCTACTTAAATCTAGTATAGGTTCAAAATATCCGTAATCTAATGGCTTATCCATACCATAAATATCATTCAATCGCTGATTACAGGTGTGAATAGGCACTAAAGTACGTGATTTACGTAGGAACATGTCATCAATAGTGATAGGATAATGCTGATGGAACTGAACCTTAGCAACTTCACCCTTTTTTGTTCCTTCAAGAGCTAAATAAGCCTTTCTCTCATTATTAATATGAGCATCATTAACGCCTCGCCTTGCGTAAGCATTAAAGAATAGAGGTATGATACCATAGTCATAGTTTTTTTCTTTCCATTGTTTTAAACACATCTTGAACTCAGACTCAAATACAGAGCCTCCCTTATCCATCTCTCCACCTGTACCCCATGCTAAGAACTGTTGCTGCATAGTCATCTTCTTCGTTTCAGGATTATACTTAAATAAGGCAGGACGACCCTCACGCATCATCTCACCAAATATCTCAAATAAACCAATCTCATCAATGAATACCGCTGATGGAGATCCACCATTGATAGCATCTACAGCTGGAGTATCTACCTGGAAGCGTGATGCACCCCCATCTTCCCTACCTTTCTTATCTCCTTTTTTGTCAAAGGACATTACTTGGTCCGTCCAGTTCTTTACCTCCTGAGCAACAACATCAGGTAGCTTAGTGTACGTCCATTTAACCTTATCCCTAAAGATCTCCACACCTTTATCCTTGGAGTGCGTAACAAACTTAATGAAATAGGATTTATTGAAGTTTACTCGCTTCATACCTGCTAGACACATGGTAGTGGTAAAACCAATCTGTCGTGCCTTACCAATCATTAATGAATACCCACAGTCGAATAGGAATAGAAGAACCTTCTGAGCATCCCAGGCTTGATATGGAAGCATACCATTCTCAGCCCTATCCTCTTTAATATATCCGTATTTATTACAGAAGTATAAGGTGTTGTCCTTACATCTCTGTATCTCTCTTAGTAGCCATTCTACTTGTTCATCTTCTGTGTCGAAGTCAAGTATATCTGAATGGTCTTGATTCCATAGCTCTGCTTGTCTACAGTAAACCTCAAATGGGTCATAGTATGTTTTGTTTTGCCATCCACTATTTATTGAGTTTATCCAATCAACAAATGGTTTTGGGTACTCAAATTCTGCGTGTGAAGGTTTCCATTCATCTGTTCGAATATCGAGCATCTCTTTATTTCTTTTACTCATGTCACAAATTTAGCAAATATTAGTGACAAAAAAAACCCACCGCATTTGGTGGGCTTAATTGATTGACCTATCCTGGGACGCTGTTCTTATGGGTGGCGTGATAGGTACTCTTAATATCCTTTATCCATTGTAGTAGCTTCAGCGTACTTATTGGCAATCTTATCAGAAGGGTAGTAGCCTTTATCAGACTTCTTCTTATTCTTCTTAATCTTTTCGTACTTAGCGTAAGCCTTTTTTATTAGCTTAGGATCTACGCCTGAAGTTTTGTTTAGCATTATTTATTTGTGTTCTTATAAGAAGAAGAAGATTTCATATCGCCTTTCTTAGATCCATTTGAACCTCCTCCAAATGGAACATTATAACCTTTGCTTTCTTTAGCTTTTTCAGCAGCAGCATTTAACTTAGAAATAAACTCTCTTTTAGGAGAAGGAACTTCTGAGGCTGGTTTAGTAGGCATACTCTTAGGTGTCTGATAAGTCACTTTTCTTTCTAATTTCATAACAGGAGTCATTTTCATTTTTGACTTCTCTTGATCAGATGCAGGTCTAGTTACTTTTGTTAATGTTTTTTTAGGCTGTAACATATTATTTTTTCTTTTTAAATTTAGACATAAACTTTTCTTTCATTTCCATCTTCTTAGATTCACCTTTCTCGTGTTTCATCTTATCTTTTTTAGAAGAGTATTTTTCTTCAGCTTCAGATCCCATGTATTCTGACATCATAGCTTTTTTCAGTGCATTTCTTTTCATTAGTCGCAGTATTTTTTATCTTTAGTATTCTTGTACATCAACTTAAATGTTTGTTTTGATGTAGCAGCCTCATCCTTTAATGTAGGAGCAGCAACAGGTCTCCCCTCTACTCTCCCTTTGTCTACGTAGCTTCCATTCTTATCTGGATTAGAAGCATAATATTTATCTGTCTTCATGTTTTTTTTTGTCAAAGATATAAAAATATTCTAAACTAATTTATCTACCAAATGTAAAGAAGTTTACAGCTACGTCATACGCTTGATGCAGCAGCTGTATATGATGTTCCTCCTTATCCTTGTCGTCAAACACAATTCTAACAGATGTTTTTTTCTTCACCATTATAAACATCTCAACGACATTACACATCTCTTCTATTTGAGCATTTATCCTCATAGTGGAAATTTAATACTATCTATTTGTTTTACTAATACATCAGAATTATCTTTATATATTCTCTTATGGCTTATAGTAAGTATTCTACCCCCTACAGGCTTAGGTGGCGCACCTCTTTCAACGTGCCATCCTTTTGACCCATCCTCATACTCCTCCTTATACGTTCCAGTAATCATAAGATGTATTTCCTTCAATACATTTTTAAATCCTGACTTAGGTGAGCTAACTATAGTGTCTCTAACATCATTACGACAACTATTCTCGTGTATATGGCCCATACAGAATACATCAAACCCTTCATACATCTCTAATGCTCTAGTAAGGTTTAATGCACCCTTGGTTACTACCCCTCCACCTCCTGACCCATGGAAGTACTTTAGTTTTGTAGAAGAGTATGTTGAACCACGAGTAACTACATTAAAATTGATCCATCCACCATAGCCTCCTGTATATACATTGGACTTACATTTATAGTTCAATAGGTCAACAAATCTTTGTAGTATATCAGTCTCTTGCCACTTAATAATTGCTGTCTCATGATTACCATACCCTACAACAGTCATTAGGTGTGCGTATGGAGTAAACCACTCCACAGCTGTTTCTACGATACTATCTAAATACTTAGCGTTATTATGCTCTGGGCGGATGTCAGACTTGTTCCCTCGTCTATCTCCTTTCCCCTGCATTAAACAAAAAAAGTCCCCATTGAAAACAATAGGGATATTTTCTGATACGCAATAATCTAAATCTCTTTTTAATAAATCCCAATCACACTTGGGGTTATCCCAATGTATATCCGATAGCATAGCTATCTTTACATCCATACCCTCTAGTCTTATCTCATGGATATTTTTAGCATGTTTAATTACGTTCATATAATTTCTTTTAAGTCGCTCCCTCTTCTAGGGAACTCTGATTCGTACTTCTTTACTGCGAGAAACATACTCTTGATTGACCCTCTATAAAAATAAACTGGATTAACCATGTATGTCCTTTTGTTTTTCTTTACTGTGAAACGAACAACATCTTCCTCGCATAAAACCTTCAATGATTTAATTATGAATTTCATGTTAGTTCCCAACGAACCATGTAGATCCCTGATTGACCAGTCCTTTATCTTATTATCGTACCCCATGTTCTTAGCGAATAACATCAGGAGCTTATTTGTGGATCTGCTCAGAGTCTGCATAATGTCAAGCCCTTCGGCAAAAGTAATGAAATATCTCATACGCTTCCTTTTAAGAAGTTGTTTAAGTATTTCCTGTACTTCAGGCGAGTATGCTTCTGCCAATGGAACTATCTCTCCTTGATGATCTTTGTAGTATAGGTCCAGGTCTTTTTGTTTAAGAAAGCTAATCTTATCAGCCTCCATTAGTATCATGTCGTAAAGTAAACTACTCATCTTCTGAGTTTCTAATCGTTCCAAAATCAAAGTTATTGGTGTCTAGGTTTAATACTATACCAGGATGGCCGCCTTTAGAGTGATGCCTACGCAAATAAAGCTCTATAGAGTCAACTATCTTACCAGCTAATTCATCGTCTCCTAAAGTTAAATAAATCAATCCTTTTAATGTTAACTCATATACTTCTTCTTCTTC